CGTCCGTCTCCAGCACGCTGACGATGATCTCATCCGCGTGCAGCAGACCAGGGTTCCCGCTCTGGGCGGGGGTGGTGCTTTCTTTAGTCTCCATCTTTAACCTCCGTTGCCGGGCCGATGTAGAAACCGACCTCATCGTAGTTCTTAGGGTCTGCCATCGGGCTGTCCCAGCCGCACACGGCCCCGCCGTACATGGCAGCAGCCTGGGCGCGGGTGACGCCCGCAGCCTCGTTCATCACATCCACGGTCCCCTGAACGCTGATGCCAAACAGTGTGTTTTCGCCGCGCACCACGCGGACAACGCGCTGGGTGTAGCGGCTCATGGCGTAGGCGTAGGCGGGCAGACCGCGCTCGTTCATATCAGGCATTCTTCATCGCCTCCCCGTATTCGATGCCGACGCGGAACGCATCGGCCAGCGCCATGACGCGCTCACAGACTTCAACCTCATCGGCAGACAGCAGCTTTTTGCGGTTGAGCACGTCCACCAACGTGTCCATGCCGTCCAGAGCATCAGCCAAAGCCAGGGCGGTCTTTTTGGGCTTGGCGGGCTTGTCCACGGTGTAATCCTCGGGCCGGACGGGCTCCGGCTGATCCGCCGCGGGCGGCTGAATCGCCTGCGCCACGGCTGTCACATTTTTTTCTTCGTTGCTCATAAGTGCGTTCCTTTCCCTGATGCGGTTGTAAATTTTACGCCCGGTGTCTGTTTTCTCAATGCCAACAGCCTTGCAGGCATCGGCCATCTTTGCGCCGCCTTCCAGCAGGCGGACGAACTCGGCGGCCTTTTCGGGGTTCTGCGTCTCCCAGCCGGGGTATTTTTTTTCTTTGGAGGGGCTTTAAGTCCGCCTCAGTCAGTCCCAGCACCGCAACAACATCAGCGCGGGTGCAGGCGTGGAGCTCGGCCACCTGAGTCAGGTTGTGGTCCGTGCGCCGCCAGTCTTCCTTCATCTGGCGGATCTCCTGTTTGCTCAATGCGCGGTCCGCGTAGTCACTCATCGTCCGGCTCGCCCCCTTTCACGCGTGCCCAGTACAGGCGGCTGCCCTGATCGGCAGCCAGCAGCAAAAACTGTATCTGGCGCCGCAGGTTGATGTCCGGCCGGGCGGCCAGCACCCGGACGGTATTATAAAACTCCTGATACCGCGCCGGGTCGCAATGCTCAAACGCGGCGCGCATCTGTTCCTTGGTCATCTGTTTACCTCCTAGCAGATCTGTCTTGCCAGCGCGGTGGCCGGGATGCGCTTGTCACGACCCTGGCCGGTCCAGCCGTGCATATTGCGGCAGACCTTGCGGGCCGCCTGGGGGTCGGTGCCGTAGACGATGTGCGCGGCCTCGGCCACTGTCACCATCTCGCCAGCGGCCTCGTGCCGGATGCGCTCCAGCGCATCCCGGTAGCCCTCTTTTTCTCGTGCCATACTTACCTCCTTGTTGCCTGCATCCGCCCGGTGTGGTACAATCGGGGCAGAAAGGGCGTGTGTAAATTGACTGATAATCAGTACAAAATCTTTAAGGCCGTGCGGAAATACCGCACCCTGCCCGAAATACTGACCGCCACGGGAATCTCGGATTATCTCACCTTGCAGGAAGATGCCGGAGTTGGGATGCTGGACTTCTCTGATTGTGAAATGGATGAGAAAACCATCGTCACCTTAACCAACCCCGCCGCAGAGGCGTTTGAATCGCGCCGCCGCAGCGATTGGGCGGAAATTCGCGCTTGGATTACTTTTGCAATTGCCGCCTGGGGCGCTTTTACCGGAACTATCGCGCTATTTTTAAAATAACTGCGATGGTGTTAACAATCGCCGTAACGGTAACTGCGGCCAGCGTCAGGTTGTTGGCCAGTTCAATGCGCTGTTTGCGGTGTTTATTTTCAAGATTGTTCATGGTGTTCATCTCCTGCGTGTCCAAGGTGGACACGCTGTTTGTCACTTATCGTGACATTTTTAGGCGTAAAAAATCTCTTCCACGGTTTTCTCGTAATACTGCGCGATTTTACGCTTTGTTTCATCGCGGGGGATTCTAGCGCCAGTCTCGTACATTGCCAGTGCAGAAACGCTTACCCCCAGCGCTGTTGCAACCTCGGCGCGCGGTCGAGCGCCCCGCAGTTCAACCAATGTTTGCGCAATCTTCTCTGAATCCATCAGAATCACCTCGCTTTCATTTGTCACGAACCGTGACTATATATACAGTATATCACGCTCTTGGTATTTGTCAACACATTCCGTGACATTTTGTGGTTGACTTTCTCACGATTCGTGATATTATAAGATTAGTACACAGAGAGGATTGACTTCGCATGGCTAAATTTTCGGCAATTATAAAATCCCTTCGCATCGAGAGAGGCATAACGCAAGAGCAACTCGCTGCCTTGCTAAAAGTATCCCGCAGTACGATAGGCATGTATGAAACTGGCAGCCGCGAACCAGATTTTGAAACGCTTGAAGCTATCGCAGACATTTTCAATGTCGACATGGATTATCTCATGGGGCGATCAACCGTAGAACGGAAAGATCCTGTTGCCGCTACCCCAATCCCCGCCGGGTTCCAGCCGCTGCCGAAGCGGGACCGCATCCCGCGTGTGGGGCAGATCGCCTGCGGCACACCCATCCTCGCGGAGGAGAATGTCGAGGCCTACGATGAAGTCCCCAGCGAGTGGCATGCCGACTTTACGCTGCTATGCCAGGGTGACAGCATGGAGCCAAAAATCAAAGACGGCGATGTCGTAGCCATCCACAGCCAGCCAATGGTCGAGAACGGCGAGGTCGCTGCCGTCCTGATCGATGGCGAAGCCACCCTCAAGCGCGTGTTTCTGTTCGATGACCACATCGAGCTCCGCGCCGAAAACCCAGCCTTTCCCACGATCATCCGCATCGGCGAGGATATGAACACCATCACCATCGAAGGCAAGGCCGTTGGCCTATGCCGCAAATTGTAAGGAGGCTCTGTATGATTGTGTTGCATGGGCTACAGCATAAAGCCATAGGCGTGGGTGACGGAGTTGTTGTCATCAAAAGGGAAAAGACCCTATTTGTTGCCGAACGCCGCAAAGTCATCCCTATTTCGCAAATCACGGCTGTCAAAATAAAATCACCTGGCGCAATCACGAACGGCTACATCCAAATACAGCTTGCCGGTCAAACCACAGCCGACGCAAGCAACACTGTCACGGGCGGTACAATGGACGCCGCCAACGATGAAAATGCCGTGATTTTTACTGCTGAGTATCTGCCAAAAGCAGAGCGCGTACAGGCGGAGATAAACCGTCAGTTGGCTGAGCAAAAATAAAAATGCCCGCAGTGTTGGCGCACCGCAGGCATTCAAGATCAGCGTGTCCGGAGTGGACACAATACCGACCAGCATCTGTATTGTATCACCTCCGGACACGCTTGTCAAAGTGTATCCATAAGGAGGTTTCTACATGGCAAAAACGAAAAAACGCGCGGACGGCCTGATCGAGCGCTGCCGCGTCATTGATGGAAAGACCCGCCACTTCTACGGCCGCACCGCAAAGGAGGTGCAGGCCAAGATCGACGCGGCCCTCATAGAGGCCAGCACCCGCCGGGACAGGGGAGACCCCTTCTGTGAGGTCGCAGAGGCGTTCTGGCGCGCCAAGGAGCCGTGCATCAAGTATGGGTCCCGCCGGGGCTACCGCCACAAGGTGGAGCTTGCCAAGGGCTGGTTTGAGGGGCAGGGCATGCGCGAGATCACCAGCACCGACATCAACCGCGAGCTGATGCACATGGCCGCGCAGGGCTATGCCTATAAAAGCATTGCCGGGCAGAAGTCGGTGCTCTCCCTGATCTGGCAGTATTGGTGCGCCGAGATGCACGGCGATGCAAACCCCTGCACGCTGCTCAAGCTGCCGCAGGGCCTGCCCCAGACCAAGCGCCGCGCCCCCACAGAGCAGGAGATCGCCGATGTTAAGGCCCACCCCGAGGGCTTCGGCCTCTGCCCGGCCATCATGATGTACGCCGGCCTGCGTCTGGGCGAGGTGATGGCGCTGCAGAAGAAAGACCTCGCTGACGGCGCGATCCGCGTGTGCAAGGCCGTGGTCTGGCACAACAACTACCCCGAGCTGGAGGAGCCGAAAACCGACAGCGCCTACCGCACCGTGCCGATCCTCAAGCCCCTGCAGGATGCGCTCGGCAGCCGGCTGGACGATCTGGACGATGAGGATTTCATCTTTGGCGGCAAAAAGCCCATGACGAAAAGCCGATACCAAAACGCATGGCTGCAATACTGCATCGGCATCGGCCACGCCCACGACAGCGGCAAGCGCTACAAAACCGGCAAGACCAGCGTCACCGGCGAGGCACTTTACAAGGCCGTGCTGGAGGCCGACTTCACCGCCCACCAGCTCCGGCACGAGTTCGCCAGCGTGTTGGTCGAGTGCCAGATCAGCCCGCAGGTCGCCAAGGAGCTGATGGGCCACGCCGACATCCTGACAACCCAGCGCTGGTACGCTGAGGCCAAGGCCAGCGCAGTCGATGAAGCCGCACGGATTCTCAACGCGCACTTCACCGCATAAACCGCATTAGTTCGTATAATTTTCGTAAGCAATCAATCTTCCACACCATAGCGCACATTATAACAAATTCAAATCTCTCTTACTCCGCCAATGTAAAAACCGCGATACAACCTGCAAAGGTTGATGTATCGCGGTTTTTCATTTGTCTGATAGTGTTATATACTGTCAAATACTGTAAGATAATGCTTCGTAAATGGTTCGTAATCGGCCAAAAGTTCGTAAAAAGTTCGTAGTAATTTGCCCCAAAAATCACCGTAAAAAAGCGGCAGGCCACCCACATCGGGCAGCCTGCCGCTTGTTTTACTTCCTGACGTTCGGTGCCTTCACCGGCTCTGCACTGATCTGCGCAATTAAATCCGCACGCTTCGCGCCGTCCTGCACAGTCAGCCCCATGTCGATTGCCAACTGCTCCAAATCTTCCATTTTCAACTCATCCAGTTGTGTTGCCTCCAGATGCCCAATAGGGGAGCCGTCCGCATTTTTCCCGGTTTCCACGGTAATACCGCCCGCACTCTTGTCCGCTGCGCTTTTCCCAGCGGCAAGCAGCTTCAGCAGCCACTCCGGCACATTCGCGCCCATTTCGGCGGCGTTTTCGGCAATGCTGCCTAACTCGGTAAAAATGTACCACACCAGTACCACCGGCAGAATCAGGCTCGAGTACGTCAGCCCCAGCCCCGGCAGGTTTGCCACGGCAATGCTCAATACTGCGTCCGTCAGCGCGGCCACTACGACCACCACCAGCATCCCCGCTTTGTGCCAAATTCCCGCGCGAGCTACGGCACTCGACCACTCGCCGCGGCTTGCTGCCGCTGCACTGCCGCTGAGCCAATCCAGCACCATGCAGACGGCCCAGGCCACCACCAGCCACCCCAGCCAGCCAAACGCCGCCGTGAACGCCCCACAGACCGCCGCAATGGCCGCTTTCGCCGCCAAAAAGGTATTGTTGCTGTTTTCCATATCTTTGCCCTCCATCAGCCCACATACCGGGCCAAATATTTGTTGTCTTTCGTCCAGCCCTCGGCCTCGGCCAACTGGTAGAAGCTCACCGCGTCACCGTTGCTTACTGCACCAACGCAGACGCAGTACGTCTCCGTGCCGACCGGCAGAACATAGTAGCGGCTTGCGCTGATAAGCCGCAGCTTAACGGCCAGCGCGTCGCATTTGTTCATGCCCCGCGTGTCCAGCGGCCCAATCATCAAGCACTGCATCGTCTTGCCGGTTGGCTGTGCGCTGATCTGCTCGGTGCTGCCATCGTCGGCTGCGCCATAGACGCCCACAGCGTTGCGGGTGCCGCTGTAGCGGGTGGGGTCAACACCGCGCCCGGTGACTGTGTTTCTGGCCTCCAAGTGGACGTGCTTATAGCCGCCCGCCGCGTTGCCGGTGTTGCCCATCACTGCCAGGATGTCGCCGCTCTTGACGTGCTGGCCCTCTTTCACGATCAACTTGGCGTTGTGCGCCATGACCAAATAATTGACGTCGTCCGGCGTCTGGTTGGCATCGAACAGCGCGCCGACGTAGTTGCCCCACTCCCACGTTTTATCATTGTGATCGGTGATGCACCGTGCGCGCCGGATCGTGGCGGAGATGCTGCGCAGCGTGCCGTCATCGTTCTGGTAGTAGGGCATCCGCACATAGGCGTCATCCAGGCCGACAACGTCAACGCCGCCGTGCCACGTCTTTCCGTTGCCGCGCGTATAGCCATAGCGGCCATAGTTGTACAGGATTTCCGTGCGGCCTAAAAAAATACCGTTCTGTTTCATTTTCTATCCCTCATCCGTATCCATCACCAGCGCTTCATACTCATCCAGCAGATCCCGCGCGGCCGGTATGGCCTCGCGGTAGTCCCACAGCACAAGCATCACCCGCGCCAGCAGATCTGCTTCCTCGCTCATCCTTCCACCGGCGGCGTGGGCCACGACACCGCGTAGGGGAAGCCGGCCTGCTCGGGCACATCCCGCAGGGCCTGCCGGTAGGCCTTCCAGTCGGCCTTCACCGTCTTGGCATCGCCCAGCACTGTCCAGTCGGTCGCGGCAATCAGCTTGTCCCGCTCAGCGCGCACGGCAGCGGCAGCAGCGTCATGGTCGGCCTGCTTGACCAGCGCGGCCCAGGCGTCAACGTCAACCCGCCCATCGGGCACCTGCGTGACCGTCTCGTATGTCGTGTAGCTGTACCCGTGCCAGGGCGTGTCCATGTTGGACACAGCCTCGCGGGTGACCTCCTGCTCATCCTCGTAGACGCGCACCAACGTCAGACCGTTGGGCAGCGGCTCGCACTCAAGGCGGGCGTGTTTTTCGTTGCACTCACATTTAAGCATTTTGTACCACCTTTCTAATTTTGCGATAACTCACAACACCGTCAACGTATTTCACGCGGAATCGGTGCATATTAGCGTGTTTCAGCTGGCCGATGCGACACGCGGCCTGCCTGGCTTGATGCGGCGTCGGTACGCCGTGCGGGCGGGCTTTGATGTTGAGACACAGCCGAATCAGCCGCCGCGTCGTGCGCTTCCTGTAACTCACATGGTCGCAGTAGATCACAAACCCCAGCCCGTCCAGCGCACGCCCACGGTGCCTGCCGTCCCGGTCCATGTAGTCCGTGCGGTATACCTGCCAGCAGGTATTGCAAGCGTAGTCAGCCGCCGCCAGCCACTCCATTGCAGCCTCCAGAGCGCGGTGTAGATTTCGCTTGTTCGGGCCGTACAGATGGATATTATCCACATAGCGGTAGTAGTGCGCCACACCGTCCAGACCCCGCACATAGCGGTCAAACGCCGTCATGGCAAGATTTTGGAACCAGTGCGATGTCACATATCCAATCGGCAAGCCGTTGGGAAAACTGTCCACGACGGCGTCAGCCAGACACAGCCAGTATT